CCCTGCTGGGCGACATCCAGGTCGTGTCCCGCGACTTCAACGGTGGCCAAGCCGTGTTGAAGGACGGCAAGATCATGGAGTACATGGGCTTCAAGTTCATCCACTGCGAGCTGATCGAAACCGCTCTGGCCGGCACCAACGAGGTGACACTGCCGGTGTGGGTGAAATCGGGCATGCACCTGGGCCTGTGGAACGACATCCAGAACAGCGTCGACCAGCGCGCCGATCTGCAGGGCAAACCCTGGCAGCTGTACACCCAGATGACCGCCGGCGCGACCCGCCTGGAGGAAAACAAGGTGTACGCCATCGAGTCCTATCGCGCTTAATCAGGAGCACACAACATGGCAAACGTCAATTCCACCTGGATCACCAACGCGGTAGCCACGCCGGCGGTGGCCACCAATTCCAACAAGGCTGCCGGCCGCGTCATGAACGCCAAGTCCGTCGCCACGGTTTCGGCCACCCAGGCGTCTGGCGACACGATCCGTCTGGTGCGCGTTCCCTCGAACGCCCGCATCGACGCCGTGCTGCTGTCCACCGGTGACGCCACGACTGCTGGCGCCATCAACCTCGGCATCTGGCAGACCGTCGAAAACGGCGGCGCCGTGGTCGATGCGGACCTGTTCGCCAGCGCCCTGGCGCTGACTGGCGGCCCGTTCAGCCGCAGTGATCAGACCTGGGAATCCGGCGAGTACACCTACGCCGAGTCCTGCCTGCCGCTGTGGGAAGTGCTGGGCCTGTCTGCCGACCCCGTGCGCGAGTACGATGTCGTGGCGCAAGTCTCCACCACCGGCGACGGCATGGCCACCACGATGGCCCTGGAAGTCATCTACAGCGTCTGATGAAGTCGGGGGCTTCGGCCCCCGATTCTTCCACAGGAGAACCACATGGCAGACAAGTTTTACTCCGTCGTCAAAGGCGAGCACTTCCCCCACCAGGTGACGGAAGGCGCCAGCACCTCCAGCGAAGCCATCGAGCTGCGCGTGGCGGACACCATCTACACGAACAAGATCGACGTCATCCTGGGCGTGGAAGCGCTGCTGCTCTATCTCAAGAGCTCGCGCGAAACCAGCCCGATTGCGTAAGGAGACAATATGTCCGTAATCCAGCGGCTTCGCAGTACGATTATCCGGCCTGCGAACGCCACCGCGTATACCGCAGGTGACGAGATCAGCAACTCGGCTACGGCGGGATCTGTCGTGCGCATGACTTTCAACCTTGCCGGATTCAGCCAAGCCCGGCTGATTTCGGCCGAAATCGACGTCACGGCGGCCTCGGGCGATGTGGTGACGACCGCGCTCTCGCTGGAAGCGGCCATTTTCCGCACGTCGGAAGTCCCGGCGGCCGTGGGCGACAACGTGACCCACCCGCTCAGTGCGGTCAACCGCGCCGTTTCGGTGGGCGATTTCAAATTCGACGCCGCTGGCTGGACGGGTCCCCTGGGCACCGTGGCCGCGGGCACCTCCCAATTCCAGGCCGTTTCTGCGTCCTACGTGCAGCCGACCGCCACCCCGGTTCTGTGGTTCCCCCACCCGGGAGGCTACTGTTTCAGCATGGCGGGGCAGAACACGCCCACGTTGACCGCGATCATTCGCGCTCTCGCCGCATGGACTCCCACCGGCATCGCCAACACGATAGGCTTGACGCTGAATATCGAGGCGTGCTAAATGGCGCAGTCCGCGGTTGACGTCAGCAACAACGCGCTGCAGCGTGTCGGCGCGGCGCGCATCACCGCGCTGACAGATCCCACGCCCGAGGCTCGTGCCTGTTCTACGGCATTTGACGCCACTCGGCGTTCGGCGCTGCGTCGCTACCCGTGGAACTTCGCCATCACGCGTGCCGTGCTGGCGCCGGATACGACGACGCCTACCGCAGTTGCCCAAGAGTTCACGTACCAGTTCTCGCTCCCCGCCGACTGCCTGCGCGTGCTGCGACCCAACACGCCCGGCTTGGATTGGAAGATCGAGGGCCGGAAGCTGCTCACCAACGACGGCGACACCGTGTACTTGCGATACATCGCGGACATCGAAGACGTGGCGGCGTGGGATTCGGCTTTCTACGAGGTCTTCGCCGCGGCGCTGGCGCTGCGCCTGCGCGAGCGGCTGACGTCGTCCAACGCCAAGATGGCCGCGCTCAAGGACGAGTATAAAGACGCCGTGGCGGAGGCTCGTCGCGCAGACGCATTCGAGAGCGGACCCGACGAAGCACCCGAGGACGACTGGCTGGTAGCGAGGTACTAGATGCCGCGCGCCACCTGGAACCAGAACAACTTCAATGGCGGCGAGTGGTCGCCGCTCGCCTATGGGCGCTCAGATCTCGCCAGGTACAAAAACGCGCTGGCGACGTGTTTGAATTACGTGCCGACTGCGCAGGGCGGCCTGACGCGTCGCCCCGGCACGCGGTACGTCGCCGAGGTGAAGAGCAGCGCGAACGGTGCCCGGCTGGTTCGATTTGAATTTTCTATCACGCAGGCGTACATCATTGAGTTCGGCGATCAGTACGTCCGTTTCTACACCAACGGCGGACAGCTGCTGAGCGGTGGATCGCCCTACGAAGTCACGACGCCGTATCTGCTGGCGGACATCTGGGAACTGTCGTTCACCCAGTCGGCCGATGTGCTGTACATCACGCATCCCGACTACGCCCCGCGCAAGCTGGTGCGTGCCGGCGCCACGTCGTGGTCGCTGTCCACGCTCAGTTTCCTGGACGGCCCCTACCTGCCGCTCAATACTACCGCCACCACGCTGACGCTCAGCGGTGTCGGCCCGGGTACAGGCATCACGGTCACTGCGTCTGCGGTGACAGGCATCAATGGCGGGGCAGGGTTCTCGGCGAACGATGTCGGCCGCGTTTTCCGGTTCCGGTCCGGGGGCTCCACTTGGGGCTGGGGCACGTTCACCGCGTACACCAGCACCACGGTGATGACGGCCACGATCACGACCGCGCCCAACGCGGCCACGGCGTCCAGTACCTGGCGCCTTGGCGTGTGGGGGGCGACGAACGGCTACCCGGCGTGCGTCACGTTCCACCAGGATCGGCTGGTGTTCGCCGGACCGACGCAGTACCCGGGCCGCATTGACGCCAGCAACACCAGCGACTACGAAAACTTCGCGCCCAGCGGCGCAGACGGAACCGTGGTGGACAGCAATGCGTGGTCGTTCACGCTCAACAGCAACACGGTGAACGCGACACAGTGGATGCAATCCGACGAGTTCGGACTGCTGTGCGGAACGGCTGGCGGAGAGTGGGTGGTGGCCCCCAGTTCGGCGCAAACCGCCATCACACCGACCAACGTCACGGCCAAAAACACGACGTCGTACGGATCGACAAGTGTTCCGCCGGCGAGGTTCGGCAAGGCGCTGCTGTTTGTGCAGCGCACAAAGCGCAAGTTGCGCGAGATGGCCTACAAGTTCGAACTCGACACTTTCCAGGCGCAGGACATTTCGCTGGTGAGCGAGCACCTCACCAAAAGCGGCATCAAGCAGATGGCGGTGCAGCTCGCCCCGCAGCCCATCTTGTGGCTGGTGCGCACGGATGGTACACTGGTCGGCGTCTCCTACGACAAAGACCAGGACATCTGTGGTTGGCACAAACACCAGGTTGGCGGGTACTCTGATTCGGGGCAATCCGTTGCCGCGCTGGTGGAGAGTGTTGCCTCGGTCCCCGCCTCGACGGTCGACAGAGACGAAGTGTGGGTGGTGGTGAAGCGCTACATCAACGGGGCGACTGTTCGTTACGTAGAAGTCATGTCGAAATTCTGGGAAGACGGTGACGTCACCGAGGACGGCGTGTTTATGGATTCAAGCGCAGCGTATTCTGGCGCCGCGACAACGACCATCACGGGTCTTACTTGGCTCAAGGGGCAAACGGTAAAGGTTCTGGCCAATGGCGCTACGCACCCCGATTGTGTTGTCGACAGCAGCGGCGAGATCGATCTGCAGCGTTCAGTGACAAAAGCCCAGGTCGGGCTGGGGTACGTCAGCGAAGGAAAACTGATGCGCATTGAGGCCGGCGGGGCGGATGGTCCGGCGCAGGGCAAGCGAAAGCGTATTTTTGAAGTAGTGTTCCGGTTCTTCCAGTCCATCGGAATCCAGTTCTACAGCTCGGCTGGCGGGGTCGGGTGGGAAGCCAAGCCTTGGCGCTCGAGCGACGACGCCATGGACGAAGGCTTGGCGTTGTACACCGGCGACAAGACGTGGCCGTGGGACGGCACGTGGGAAACCGACGGGCAGGTTCATTGGCGACAACCGGACCCGTTGCCCAGCAACATCTTGCTGGTTGCCGCCAAACTGGAAACACAGGACGGCGGCTGATGGATGTCGTAGCTTTCCAACCCGCGCATTTGCTGGCCATGGACGTGCAGGACGCGCAGCAAGCCAGTCGCGCGTTTTTCGACCCCGGGCACTTGGCGGTACTCGAGCAAGGGCAGGCTTTCACGGCGATGGCCGCCGGCCAGCCGCTGGCGTGCTTTGGCTGGGTGGAGATGTACCCGACCCGTGCGCTCCTGTGGTCGGTGTTGGCACGTCAGGCGGGAAGCCACATGGTGGCGCTCACCCGTATCGGAAAAAGGATGGTTGACAGCCTTCCGCATCGTAGAATAGAGGCTGAAGTTGACGCCCAGTTTTTGGCCGGTCAGCGGTGGGTGGAACTGATGGGGCTGTCTCGGGAAACGGTGGAGCCTCTTCGAGCGTACACGGCCGCCGGCGGTGACGCCTACATTTACGCCAAGGTGAAATAAGTGGCCTTCATACTACCATTCATCCCTTACGTAGCCGCGGCTGTGTCTGCGGTGGGCGCGTTTCGCCAGGGCCAGGCGAATGCCGACGCTGCCGGGTATAACGCGCGAGTCGGTGAGATCAACAAGGGTTTCGCCCTGCGGGACCAGGAGCGCAAAGCGCAGGTTGCCGCGGGGCGCGCGAAAGCCGCGTATGGCGCGAGCGGCGTGCAGCTTGGCACGGGCTCCCCACTGGACGTGCTGGCTGACGCGGCGAGCCAGTCGGAGTACGACAAGCTCAAGATCCGATTCAACTACGACAGTCGCATCAACCTCGACCGCGCGCAGGAGAGCAACTATCGCACTTCCAGCGTGTTGAACGCCGTGGGCGCGGGGCTTAAAGCGTACGGTTCGGCCATCCCGATGTTCGGCGGAAGCGAGAGCGGCGGCGCGGCGGACCCCGTCAACGACACATTCATCCGCGGCAACCGTGGAATGGCGGACTGACATGCCAAAGATCGAAACGTACACATCCCAGGTTATGGCCCAAGGCGCGCGCGCCAGTGGCGAGGATTTCGGCGCGCAGACGGCTGCGGCGGGCATGAACCTGGCCGGCGGCATGATGGACGTCGCCCAGGCAATGCACCAGCAGGAGGTGCAGCAGGAGGTCAACGACATCCAGCGCGACATGCTGCGCGCCCGATCTGAGTGGACTCTGCAGCTAGAGAACCGCGCGAACCAGGCCAAACCTGGGGACCAGACGTTTGTGCCGCGGCTGAAGGAAGACATGCGGAAGTATTTCGAGGACAAATCGCAGGGGGTCAAAACACGCAAGGGGCAGCAGGCGTTCAGCACCTTGGCCGCCGGGGTACAGGCGGATTTCCTGGCGCGGGGAGTCGCCGTGCAGCGCCAACTGGCCGGTGAGGGGGCCAAGATAAACGTACTGGCGATGCGCAACGATGCGGGTAACATCGTGATGCGGGACCCCACCCAGCGCGACAGCGTGCTGGGGCAGAACGCTGACTACATCCACAACCTGCCGGGTATCGACCAAGTCATCAAGGCGCAACTGATGCAGGGCGCTGAAGAGTACGTGAACCGGATGGCCGTGCTGGGTCAGATCCAACGTAACCCAGACGAATTGCTGGCTCGGATAAACCCCAAGGACACGGAGCCCGGCGCGCCGGAGCGACAACTCAAGACCGGCGATCCGGCGTTCGACGCCTTGCCGGCAGACGAGCAGTTCAAACTGGTGAAGCAGGCCCGGGAATACCGCAGTGCCTACGAGCAAGACGACAACCGTGTGCGTATGGCCGCCGAGCGAGAGCGCAAGGAGGCCCAAGAGGGCCAGATGAATAGCTACCTGACGCGCATCATTGCGCCGAACCCGGGCGACAAACCGCCCACGGCGCGCGAGATCATGGCGGACACGACGCTGGATTCAACCCACAAGCAGCACTTGGTTGACTACATGACGCGCAGGGAGCGCGAACGATCTGAGAACGCGGAGTCCCGCCGCAACCCCAGTGAAGTTCGGCGGCTGCTCACAGATCTGTACCGCGGCGAGGACGACCCGCAGAAAACCTACAGCATGGACGCCACGATGGAGGCGTACCGCAAGGGGCAGGTTTCCACCGCGGAGATGCTGATGATCCGCCGCGAGGTGGACAACCTGCGCAGCCCGGACAAAGCGCCGTTTCAGAAAGAGGTTGGCCGCTTCCGCTCCACCGTGGAAAAGGCGCTGCTGTCGGACGCCGTGATGCGGGGCCTGTCGCGCGCCTCGGCCGATGTGATACCGGCGGCCATGCAGCGGTTCAATTCTGACCTGGACGCCAAAATCGAGGAATACCGCAAAGCCGGCAAGAACCCGCGCGATCTGCTGACGCCCGGCAGCCGCGACTACTTCCTGCAAGACGGCCGCATGCAGAGCTACATAGACGACGCCACAAGCGTTATCGGCAAGGGCGCCGCGAGGGCCAATTCGGCGGCCGGCGGTGCGGGGGCGTCCCTACGCCAGCCGGGTGAGAGCCCGGCCGACTATCTCAAGCGGACGGGTAAATAATGGCGGCCATCGATGACCTGAAGGCCGCAGGCTTCAGCGACGAAGAGATTGGCACCTACGTCAAGGACAAATCGCAGGCGCTGGCCGGCGCCGGCTTCACCACGCAGGAGGTGACGGAGTACCTGGGCGTGGCGCCAGCCATCCAGCCGGCCGGTAAGCCGCGCGTCGCCAAGAACATGGGCGAAGCCTGGGAAGCCGGCTACCAGCGCTCGCTGGCGGGCCTGATCGACCGTACGGCAATGCCGGACATCGTGATCGACGGCGACGAAAATTCAGCACTGATTCGGTGGGCGGCCAACATAGCGACAATGTGGCACGAGGCGCCCGAGGGCATTGCAGGCGCGATGATCGGTGCGAAGGGCGGCGGCATCGTGGGCGCGCCGCTGGGCCCGGTCGGGGCCGGCGTGGGGGCGGTACTTGGGGGCGGCGCTGGCGCCATGTACTCGCAGGCCGTCATCCGCGAAGCGTACGCCAAGTCTGTGCGCGAAGGCGGCATCACGTCCAAGGCAGATTGGCTCAGCCGCATCGGAATCGCGCTGAAGAACGCAGGCACTGCAGAAGTGCAAATGCAAGCGGCCAAGGAAGGCGTAGTCGGTATGGCGCTGGGCGTAGTCGGTATGGCGGCCGGCCCGCTGATTGGCAAAGTCACGTCGTCCACTGCGGCCAAGATCGGCGGAACCGTGGCGGCCGAGGTGGTGACGGCGGCCATTGCCCCGGCAGCGCTGGAGGGCCGGCTGCCTGACTCGCACGAGTGGATCGACGCGGCCACCATCGTCGCGGGCTTCAAGGGTGTGACGATGGCACCCAAGGCCGTGCCCGTCATCGCCGACAAGATGCTGCGCACCTGGGAGAAAACGGGCCGCACGCCGGCCGAGCAGTTGGGTGACATCGCGCGCGACCCCACCATCCGCCAGGATCTGGTGAAGGGAACGGCGGCTGAGGCCGCGCTGCGCGAAGAGGTCAGGAAGCAAGGCGCCGAGCCGTGGAGCATCGACCAAGTGGCCGAAACCCAGCCCCCCGGCCGGATTTCGACTGATGCGGCGTGGGGCGCCAAGGATGTTGACCGCACTGTCAGCCCGAGTTCGACGGACTTGGCCGCGCTGCGCGCCGACATCCAAAAGAACGGCGTGCGGGAACCCATCACGATCACCGTGAGCACGGCCGATGGCCGGGCATACATCACCGACGGCAACAACCGCCTGGCCGCTGCGCGCGAGCTCGGCTTGCCGGACCTGCCATATAAGGTCGAACTGACCGACGTTCCGTTCACCCCGGAGCAGCGCGCCAAGTCGCGCACCGTGCAGGAGTTGGGCTTGACCGAAGCCGATCTGCAGCCGGGGGCCAAGAGTGCTGAAGCGCTGGCGGCGGAGGACTGGCTGCGCCGGTTCAACGCCGGAGAAGACCCGCTGCCGCGCGCCTACGAGAAAGCCGCAGCCGAAGCAGCATCTGCCGAAGCGTTCCCTGGCGACAAGGCCAAGACAGTGATCAACTCGCCCATGGCTGAACTGCCGCAGGCGAAGCTGTCGCACCAGTTGAACCTGCGCTATATTGAGGCACCGGCCGACGTGCAGGCGCTGCTGACGCGCATGTCCGAGGTGTATCGCGGCGAGATCGACGCGCAGCGCGGCGGCACGAAGACATGGGAACAGACTGGCGCCGAGGCGCGCCAGCAGCTGCAGGGCATGCTGGGCGACGACGCCAAGCGCATTCTGGCCGGGCGCGAGGGCGGAGACGCCATCAACACCGTCGAGATCAAGATCCGCTCCGACCTGCTGATGCAGGCCACGCTGGACACCAGCGCCAAGCTGGAGGTGCTGAAGAAGGCTGGCGCCGATGCCACGCCGACCCAACGCGCGCAGGCACTGGAATCGGTGCACAAGCTGGCGATGATCCAGGCCGAACTGACTGGCGCCGCAGCAGAGGCCGGCCGGGCGCTGCAGCAGATGAAGGCGGTGAAGAATCTGCGCGACCAGGGCGCCGACATCGCCAGGCTGTACGAACTCTACGGCAAAGACCCGGACACCATGCTCAAGATGCTGGGCGACATGCAGACGCCGGAGCAGCTGAGCCAGTTGGTGAAGCGCGCCACGGACGGCACGCCATGGCAGAAGTTCATCGAGTACTACCGCGCCAGCCTGATGTCGGGTTTCCTGACCGTCGGGTACAACATCGCCGGCAACACGGCATTCCTGGCGCAGCGCAACTTTCTGGTGGAACCCGGCGCCGCGCTGGTGGGCCTGATTAGCCGGTCGCCGGATCGCGTGACGTTCACCGAGGTGGGCGCGCGCTGGTACGG